TTCTATTTGTTATATTAGCCAAGTATATTGCTGTTTCTAAAGAAAAGACTTGGTTACAAAACCCAACGCCACTAAACAGTTCATAAATTAGCGTTTTCATTCAGTATTATAGATTTATATTCTAATTCAAACTGCTTTACGCAGAGAAGATTCTGTAAAGATTTAAATTCCATTATAAACTACTTACATACAAAACACTTGTACTATGTACGACAACATTATGTTTAATATCATCGTAGCTATGGATGAACGACGAGGAATAGGTAAAAATAACCTCCTGCCATGGAATATCCCATCCGATTTAAAATACTTTGCAAAATTAACTAAAGGTTCTGGGAATAATGCCGTTATTATGGGAAGAAAAACTCACGAAAGCATCGGTAGACTCTTACCTAAAAGAAAGAATATTATTTTGTCCAACAATCCCAACTATTGTGTAGAAGACGACGCAATTCTACTGTCGTCCTACGATAGCGTAATTCGTTACATTCAGTCACAAACCTTTGATGAGGTATGGATCATAGGAGGCTCATCAATTTACCAGTTGTTCTTAGAAAAGGATGTTGACAATGTCTACATTACTCAAATCCCTGGAGATTACACATGTGATGCTTTTTTTCCATCACTTAGCGACTTGTCTTTTACATATAATGTACAGTATGTAGAAGACAAAGAATACGCGCGTACTCACGAAGACGACCCCACAATCAAATTCAAACGATTTATCAAAAAAATCCCAAAAAAATAGGATTTTTATGTTTCCTCACCCTTATTACTATATTCGGTTGGATTTAAAACACAACTATTATATTCATTCAATAAAAATTTACATAAATTTGTATTTGAATATTTATTTACACACTTCAAATATTCGTTTAATAATTTTAAACAAGGGTTCATTCTTCTATTAAAATAACTAGTTTTTTATTTTTAAATAACCTTTTGTATAAAGGGGCTCCGTCAGCCTCTCATGAACCCCACCCGCCAAAAAAGGAGGATATAAGGTGGAATCGAGCTTCCCCCTATTCGTCGACCGACGATAATCTCGAAAAAATATTTATAAAATCCATATAATAACTTATCGCTCCCGATATACAGTCATTATTGAAATTTGTTTTCAAAAACAGCATTGTGTATGTATGATAAATTATGTAAATAATAAACAACATCAAACCCATTATTTTCAAAATTTTCTGTAACACACTGTCTTGAATTAAAAAGAGATTCATTAGTTGTCCAATGACGAGCAAAAACAATATTGTAAACAAAAACCCTCCATATTTTAAAAAGTCAACACCACGATGTATTAATAATACAGCAAAAGACAACATCGCCACAAATATTGATATTGTGCTAAGTAAGGCAAACATTATGGTTTCAGATGAAAGTGTTGATTTTGATAAGGTCATTAAAAAACCGAAAAAAACCGAAAAAAGCGTAAAAAAAACAAATTTCAATGGAAAACTCTCCACGCTGTGAATAACATATAATAAAGTATACAAAATTGCAACTGGGACGAAAAAGAAAAATAGAAGAGGTCGTTTCTCAATAATCGGATACTTTTTTTTGAGTTCGTCCAAAAGCTTGGGTTCTTGATCACGTAAACCATAAAACACCACAAACGTAACAATCAATTGTGCTATTAATGTTGCGAAAACACATTGGATTAGTTTGTTTTTTTTCTTAATTATGTTCAAAACGTTATTCATTTCTATATACATTCTTTATATTTTATTATCACTACATAGTATATAGATTATCATATATGCGATATGCATTAGAATTGTTTTCTGGGACAGGTTCCTTTAAAAAAGCCTCAGAGAAAAGCCCTTTTAATTACAATGTAATAGGTGTCGATAATGATCCCTCTGCAAATCATGATATATTAGTCGATGTTAGCAAATGGGATTTCAAAAACGACAAAAGACTACCTAAGTCATTCGATTACATTCATGCTTCGCCCCCATGCATCAGTTTCACGTTATTAAACGCAATGTTCAAACAACCACATCGGGATGTCAAAAACGGTACGCTGAAACCATTGACAGAAACCGGACGGTTAGGCGACAAACTATTGAATAAAACAATGGAAATTATCAAGTATTACCAAAAAAAAAATCCTAATTTAAAGTTTTCTATTGAAAATCCACGTGGCTTTATGCGTAAAATGCCCATACTTAAGAAAGACCCATCAATATATCGAACCACAACCTCCTACTCTAAGTATGGATTCGACTACAGCAAACCTACCGATTTTTTTACCAACTTTCCACTCAAGTTGAAATCCATCGACACTGTTAAAAATCCTAGCAAAACGCGGAAACTAGGAAAGTTACAATATAGCACGGGGATGAAGGTGAAAGGCCAATCAAAAGAGACCTTGTATAGAATCCCCCCGCGACTTATTTCCTCTATTTTAAAACAAGCTCATGACGTCACCACACCTACCTGAATAAGGTGATTAGGAACTTACATTTTCGTCATGTTTTCATCTATAAATATATACAGACCAATCACGAAAATGCTCGCAAATAATATAGCATCCGCTCGCGTAAGCGACATGTCAACGCATTCGGTCTTTAATGAACGAACATCCAACTCCTCAATCACTTTGTTGAATTTAACCTTGTAAGTATTGTCATAAGCGTAGATTTTACGCATAATATCGGTCGGTAGATGATACATCACGTATCACTCTTTGTAACAGGTGTTTTTTGTTTTGTTGTGTGTTCCTTATTATTTGTAGAATTTAGACAAAATAAATTTCAATTTTGAAAAGGGAACTAGTTTTCTTCACTGGGTTTATGATCTTCCAATGACCACGACAATCCAAATCGCGGATCATTCATAAGAGGAGTAAAATCTATAGGAATGATAGTCAGTTGTTCTTCTAGTGTTTTTTTGAATTCTTTACTTTCAACTAAAGTACCATCGTGTGGACAACATATTCCAGACAAAATTGTCAAATATGGCCCAGTGTCTTTTACACTAAGTTTTGAATGGAATATATACACTAATTTTCTTATTGAGTTATGTAGTGGAGTGTATCCGATAAAAATGTCATCTGGATTTTTTGCGTCTGCAATGACCAAATATTTCCGTATATCGTCCTTTTTCCATTTGGACAAGTGTTCCCATGATTTCAAGGCTATCTTCGCGTCATCGTGTTCCAGTAACTGTATATCACTATCGTATTCATCTGAATCCCAATCAATATTATTTGTACTGAAAACGGGTGCTCTTTTTTTAATTTTTTCACACCCTTTGTACAAAAACGAGACCCCAATAGAAAAAATATTAATTAATAACAATAATTTCATATTATTATTAATATTACTCTTATGTTTAAATATTTAAATGAAAATTATTAATGCTAGAGACCATATCGAATGAATTAGGGACGGTAAAATCCGTAGAGATGCAGATTTTTGATTAGTATCACGCTCATTACTAGTGTTCATATTGTAATATAAAGATGGTGATGTAGTAAGGGTTAATGTTGGACTAGCACTAGGATTGTTCGTAACATTATTTAGTGGTTTAAGATCATCTTCATACTTATAAGTTGGAACAAAACCAGATTTGGGGATAGGTGTGGGTGTTGATGTAGGTGTGGGCGTGGATCTAAATGTGGGTGCACGTGTAGGCGATGGGAATGCTGTAGGCAGTATTGAACTGGTTGTAAAAAGGTTCTGGTAATAATAAGAATAAGAATAAGAATAAAGATAGTAAACAGACAAAATATTCATTTGCATTATTATTGTAATTTTCAATCTTTTTAATTTCAATTTTCGTGAAATCTGTTTATTTATATTTTTAAGTTTTAGGGATATATAAAAGAAATCATCAGCTCCTCTAGCACCCCACCCGCCTAAAAAGGGGGGAAAAGAAAGAGGCTTGATTCCTTATGAAATATCCAATATACCTTCAAAAATTAATGAGTTTGTACAGGGTATTATATTTTTTGATGTTAATATATAAATTTATGATGGATGTAAATACGCTTGAAGAATTATTTCAAAAACAAAGAATGAATATGGACGGGTATTCAAAACAAATAAAAGGTCAAGTAGATTTTTTAAGAACGAGTGTACAAAATCCACTAATAGAAAATGTAATGGAAATAGGGTTCAATGGCGGACATTCTTCAGAATTATTTTTAGAGACCAATTCAAATATTCATGTAACTAGTTTCGATATATGTGGTTACAATTGTGTTCGTGTAGGGAAAAATTTTATAGATAAAAAATTCCCAGGAAGACACACTTTAATAAAAGGTAATAGTTTAGAAAGCGTACCAGAATACGCGTCGAAAAATAATATTAAATTTGATGTGATTTTTATTGATGGTGGACATGCGTATGATGTAGTCAAAGGTGATATCATGAATTGTAAAGCTCTTGCACATAAAGATACACTCGTAATATTGGATGACACTGTAGCAGATACAACGTTAGTAAAACACTGGAATAATGGTCCGAATCAGGCATGGCTTGAAGCGAAAACATGGAACATTGTTTCTGAAATAGGACATAGTGATTTTGAATTAGGTAGAGGACAAAGTTGGGGTAAATATATATTATAGAAGAGTGATTGATACTATCTAGATATTGTGGTTTCGTTCAAAATTTGACTAGATATTTTCTTAGTTCTGATATCTGCCAAAACTTGTTCATGCAATTTCAAATATTCTTCTTTTACAGGAGAATCATAATGTGATACTGATTTAATATGTTTATCACGAACTTTAAGAATGGCGTCTGTTAATATCTTTTTATCTTTATCCTTTTCCCAATTGTCCTCGTCTTTTACATAGACAATTTCACGTTTTAAATCGGTACATTGAATAGGACGTTGAAATTCTCCTAGAGTTTTCAAGGCGGATACCATTACATTGATTATGCTTTTTTCGACTCCTTCATTTTTCAGAATTTCAATATCCGTATTTTCTACCGTAATCTGCTGCAAAAAATCTGTAAGATTAATAGCACCTTTGCATGTTTGATTCAAATATAAATTTAAATTAAAGTTGTTATTGATTTGCGTGGGTTTTTTGTTTTCGAGTTGTTTTTTTATATCTTCGTTTTCTTTTAAAAGTTTTTTATTAGTTTTTAATATTTCGTTATTTGTTTGCATAATCTGTTCAACCTTATTTTCTATGCTATTTATATTTTGACATACATTCATTATATGATATCGCAAACCTTGACGTGTCTTATATATTCTTTTGCAATTATCACATTCGTATTCCATGTTTGCAGTGGTTGATGTGCTGTAGTTTTTTATGTGTTTTTTAGTAGTTAGATGCATATTATATTTACTACGTGAATCTGTATAAAAATTACAACCTTCGCATGAATATTTGTAGGACATTGATATTTTATTCATCCTTATCTTTATATATTATGCTTCATTATTAATTTTTCAGTAACGTTTTTTTTCGAAAAAAAAATGGAAAGGCCTACAAAACATGCATTGCCGATTTTTGACAAGAACATTTTCGGCCATGTAGGGGGTTTTTTGCGCTCATGAAAATTTTATGGTGTCAGGATGTAAGTATTTTTTTGGCCGAAATTCGGTAAAGAAATCTCTTTACATTTTTCGGCCGAAACAAAAAGATAGGAAAATTTTGGTGGGTAAAAAATTTTATGGTCACAAAAAAAAGAACCGACGAAATCGGATTCCCTACATTTCAGTCACACCTGTTTTTTTTGGTTTTTTTTGGAAAAAAAAAATGGAAAAATGAAAAATGGACAAAAATAAATGTCCAAAAATGAAAAA